TTGAGGTTGTAGACGACACCCCATTAGCGGACAGAAACCGAGGGGAACCGCTAGATACGCCACCTGAAGAAGTCACCGAAGAAGAACTTGACAAATATACTGATGTCAAGCTTAAAGAGCGACTGTCTAAATTAGGTCGCGGGTATCATGACGAGAGACGAGCCAAAGAAGCGGCATTTCGTGAAAAAGACGAAGCTTTGCGTCTGGCGCAGTCAATTGTTGAAGAGAATAGAAAGCTTAAAGGTACGCTCAGTACTAGCCAAGAAGCTCTATTGGAGCAGGCCAAACGGACTGTTTCAGCAGAGGTAGAAGAAGCTAAACGAGATTACAAGAGTGCTTATGAGGCTGGGGACTCAGATGCTTTGGTTGCAGCGCAGGACAAACTAACTTCTGCCAAGATCAAAGCTGAGCGAGTAAATAATTTTAAGCCTGCCCCTTTACAAGATAATAAATCTGATGTACAAACTCAACAAATCGCGCAAGCAAACGCGGTTGACCCTAGAGCAGCTGACTGGCAAGCCCGGAATGGCTGGTTTGGGAAAGACCGTGAAATGACTGGCTACGCGCTTGCGTTGCATGAGAAGCTGGTCGTAGAGGATGGTGTTGATCCTAAGTCAGACGAGTATTACCGTAGACTCAATGGCAGGATCCGCCAAGTATTCCCAGAGAGGTTTGCCTCTGAGGAATCCGCTGATGCACAAACATCTCAGCGCTCGCCAAAAGCAAATGTTGTTGCACCAGCAACGCGCAGCACTGCACCTAGAAAAATCGTGCTGAATGCAACGCAGGTACAACTGGCTAAACGGTTGGGAGTTCCCTTGGAACTGTACGCCCGTAAGGTCGCAGAAGAAATGAGGAAATAAAAATGGCTGAACAAAATCGATTGAAGCGTGAACTTGAAACTCGTGAAAAAGAGAGCAGACCTGCTGCAAAGTGGACTCCGCCTCAACTTCTCCCCGAAGTACATGAGGAGCCCGGCTACGCTATGAGATGGATTCGCACCAGCATGGGTGGTGTGGGTGACGCTAGAAATATTTCCGCAAAACTTCGTGAAGGATGGGAGCCCGTAAAGGCTTCTGATCACCCTGAAGCGCACACATTTGCCGATCCAAATTCTCGGTTTAAAGATGCGATTGAAGTCGGTGGACTTATCCTTTGTAAAACACCTGCTGAGTTTATTGATCAACGCTCTGCGTACTACCGTAATATGGCTGAATCGCAGATGCAATCAGTAGACAACAGCTTCATGCGCGAAAATGACGCTCGTATGCCATTGTTTAGCGATAAACGCACGACAGTGACTAAGGGATCAGTTTTCGGAAAAGGTACTTAAATTTTTTTGGAGACTTAAATGTCAATGACCAATACCCCCTATGGCCTTCGAGCCATTAACCGTAACGACGGCATGCCTTATGCTGGCGCTACGAGTCAGTTCTTGATTGACCCAGCAGGTCTTGGTTCTAACTTGTTCTTTGGACAAGTTGTTATCATCAATGCAGACGGTTATATCGCTTTGTCTACCGCTACCGGCGCAGACTTGACTACCAACAACCTCGGTGGCAACACTTTGGGTGCTTGGGGCGTTTTTGTAGGCGCATCCTACATCAATGCACAAGGCCAGCAGATTTACGGTCAGTACTACCCCTCCGGCACAACCGGCGTGGTGACTGCGTACGTAATCACTGACCCTAACGTTACTTTCCAAGCTCAGTTGGATGGTCAAGTAACTCAGGCCGCTCTTGGCGCAAACACCTTCTTTGCTGCTGTGCAGTCTACTTCTACAGGTAACACCCGTACAGGTAACTCTACAAGCGCCTTGGAAAGCACAGTAGTTACTACTGCCGCTGCGTTTAAGATCATCGGTTTCGCTTCCCCATTGACTGATACTTACACTGAAGTGTTTGTTAAGTTTAATCCCGGCGCTTCCGCTTTCACTAACGCCGTTGGCATCTAAGGAGCTAAATCATGGCTATTTCACGCGCACAACTACTTAAAGAGTTGCTCCCCGGTCTGAACGCATTGTTTGGTCTGGAGTACGCTAAATACGGCGAAGAGCACAAAGAGATCTACGAAACAGAGACATCTGAACGTAGCTTTGAAGAAGAGACAAAGCTGTCTGGCTTCGGTCAAGCACCAGTCAAAAACGAGGGTTCAGCCATCGCTTATGACAATGCGCAAGAAGCATGGACTGCACGTTACACCCACGAAACCATTGCGATGGGCTTCTCCATCACAGAGGAAGCTGTGGAAGATAACTTGTATGACTCTTTGTCTTCACGTTATACCAAGGCTTTGGCCCGTGGTATGGCTTACACCAAGCAGGTTAAGGCCGCTTTTGTGTTGAACAACGGCTTTGCCGGTGGCCCCACTTATGGTGACGGTCAAGTTCTGTTCTCAACACAGCACCCCTTGGTTTCCGGTGGTGTTAACAGCAACACTCCTTCCACTGCGGCTGACTTGAATGAAACATCGTTGGAAAACGCTGTTATTCAGATCGCTGCTTGGACAGACGAGCGTGGCTTGTTGATCGCTGCTAAGCCCAAGAAATTGGTCATTCCACCAGCACTGCAATTCGTTGCTACACGTTTGCTCGAAACCGAACTTCGCGTTTCTACAGCCGACAATGATATCAATGCATTGAAGAACAATGGTTCAATCTCTGAAGGTTACTGCGTTAACCACTATTTGACTGACACCAATGCTTGGTTCTTGACTACAGACGTACCTAACGGCCTGAAGCACTTTGTTCGTTCACCCTTGTCTAACAGCATGGACGGCGACTTTGACACAGGTAACGTTCGTTATAAAGCCCGTGAGCGTTACAGCTTCGGCGTGTCTGATCCTTTAGGTATTTTCGGTTCACCCGGAGCCTAATGAAAATAAAAAAGAGGCCTTGTGCCTCTTTTTCTTTTCGTGTATATTGCAAACTATTCCGGGGTTTTCCGGTGCATTAGACAGTCCCGGCTGACGACATACAGACTAATGCACTTAACTTGTATGTAAGGAAAAATCATGGCATTGACCACATTCTCCGGCCCAGTCAAATCGTTAAACGGTTTTATCGGCGGCACAGCAACCTCCCCCATTGCAGTAACAACTGCTGGCAATATTTCTGAATCTTACGCTACGACATCTGCCACCACTGGCGATACACGTTTGTCGTATAACCGGTTGACTTTTACCTCTACAGGTTCAGGCGAAACATTTCGTGCTTTGACCCGAGTAACGGGTGCTAACGGCGCTACAGGCGGCACAATCAACGGTGCTCATATCTCTACTTCAATTAACACGGGCGGCACAATTTCTGGTGCGGCTAACGCAATCCGTGCAACCATTGGTGCTGCTGTTGCCGCCCCCGGCGGTACATTGGCTGCTTTGCAGTTAGATACTGACTTTGCTTCTGGCACAACTCTTGGTGCTGAAAGTGCTTTTATCCGCGTAACTGACTCGGGTGCTGGCACAGGCAAGATGACTCGCTTGATGAACGTTAGTACAGGTACAGGCTTGTTCACTGCGGCTACTAGCTCAAGCACTTTGGCTGGCGGTCTTAGAGTTCGTATTGCCGGTGCTGATTACTTTTTGGTTGTTGCTAGCGCAGTAGCCTAATGCAGATCACCAAGGAATTCTTGGAGTCTGAGATTAGTGAACTTGAGACTGAAGCACATAAGGCCCAAACCTTTTTGACTCAGGCTCAAGCCACAATCCAAGCGTACAAGATGCTTATAAACAGGCTAGAAGCCCCAGAACCGGAGCAAGAAAATGGCAATGCAATATGACGTTAAATCACAACATGGCGGGGCTTCCGGCTTGATGGTTCCTTACCGAACTCGTTTAAAGGGAGCGGTTGTTTTTCCTTTTACCGGTGCTACTGCGTATACTGTTTTGGTTGACAACATTAGTATTAGCGGGACTTACGCAAGAGCCACTACAACAGCAACAATTACTGCAATCAATCACGGTCTAAAAGCGGGTGATTGGGTTTATTTGGATTGGGATTTAACAGACAACCCATATCAAGTTCAAACAGCGGCTACTGCAAATACGTTTACTGTTACTGTTGCCGATTCTGGTGCAGCCAGCGGAAATGTCACTGTATACAATGACGTACTGCTGCAATTAGATGCGTCAAATCAAACTGCATATAACATAAATATTCCCGGAGAAGGTATTCTTGCCCATTACGGCATACGACTTTTCTTAGGGGCCAATACGCATATTACGGTGTTCTATGGCTAAGTCTCCAGCATGGCAGAGGAAAGAAGGCAAGTCCGAGAAGGGCGGCTTGAACGCCAAAGGTCGAGCCTCCGCGAAAGCGCAAGGCATGAACTTGAAGGCTCCCCAGCCAGAAGGCGGCTCCCGGCGCGACTCTTTCTGTGCGAGGATGGGCGGGATGAAAAAGAAGCTAACGAGTGCCAAGACAGCCAACGATCCGGATTCACGGATCAATAAAGCATTGAGGGCTTGGAATTGTTAGATCTAAACACCGCTTGGTCTGCCGTCCTGTCCTTAGTGATTGGACTGCTAGGCTACATGATGAATGAAAAGTTTAGGGAGCTTGCTCGTATAAGCATTCTCTTAAACAAAACACGCGAGGAGGTTGCCCGTGATAACGTTACTCAAGCAGAAGTGGATCGCATTACAAACCACATTGACCAACGCTTTAACAAACTTGAAGCAAAGATTGACCAGCTTATTCAAGCGGGGCGATAATGCCAAGCAAGAGTAAAGCTCAACACAATTTCATGGCAGCGGTGGCTAATAACCCATCTTTTGCTAAGAAAGCAGGAGTCCCACAATCCGTGGGTAAAGAGTTCAACAATGCCGATAAAGGCAAAACTTTTAAACAAGGTGGCGATATGAAAAAGATGAATATGGGTGGATACGCAGACGGTGGCATGCCTATGAAAATGAAAGACGGCAAAAAAGTGCCCGCCTTTTTGAAAAAAGGTGGCATGGCTGCATCTAAGATGGGCGTTGTAAAAACTGGCAAAACACCAGACGGCGTTGCTATGAAAGGCAAAACCAAAGGCAAGATGATCGCCATGAAAAATGGTGGCAAGTGCTAATCTAGGAGTCTCAAATGAGTCCAGCAGAAAAACAAGCACGGGAAGAAATGGCTGACCGCAAGATGAATACGGCTACTGAAGCCGCGTATACAAAATCTTTGCGCAATACCGAATACGCTCCTGAAAAGAAAGACCCGCGTGACGCAGTTCGTGGTCAACGTGGCTATGCTAAAGGTGGCTCTGCTTCTTCACGCGCCGATGGTATTGCCACTAAAGGCAAGACTCGCGGAAAGATGGTGTAACTATGATGGCCAGCCGTGGGATGGGAGCCATATCCCCCAGCAAAATGCCCGGTGCAAAGAAAAAAGCACGTCGGGATGACACTGATTTTACCCAGTACAAAGAGGGTGGTAAGGTAAATGCTGCTGGCAATTACACGAAGCCCGAACTGCGCAAGCGGATTGTGTCTCAGGTAAAGTCTGCGGCAACGCAAGGCACTGGCGCAGGTCAGTGGTCAGCACGTAAAGCGCAAGTCATGGCCAAACGGTATAAAGCCGCTGGCGGGGGCTACCGAGATTGAAAGCTCCTCAAAAATCCCTTAAAGATTGGGGCGACCAAAAATGGAGAACCAAAAGTGGTAAAAAATCTTCTGACACTGGCGAAAGATACCTTCCAAGCGCTGCGATTAAAAGTCTCAGCCCTAGTGAGTACGCTGCGACGACCAAAGCCAAGCGAGCCGGAAAAGCCGCCGGTAAACAATTCGTAGCACAACCTAAAACTATTGCAAAGAAAACGGCAGGATTTAGATGACTACTACCGGAACCACACTGTTCAACATGGACTTCACGGAGATCGCCGAGGAAGCGTGGGAACGTGCGGGCCGAGAAATGCGTTCTGGCTACGACCTGCGTACAGCTCGTCGTTCTATGAACTTGATGACTATCGAGTGGCAGAACAAGGGCATCAACATGTGGACTATGGAGCAGGGTGTAATTACGCTTGTTCCGGGGCTTGCCACGTATGCATTACCTACAGACACCATTGATTTGTTAGAGCACGTTATTCGTACTGGATCTAATACAGCTTCTACTCAAGCTGATTTAACTATTACACGCATCAGCGTTTCTACCTATGCAACAATACCAAACTAGTTACACCAGGCGCGGCCGCTGCGAGTATGGGTCC